CTCTACTCCATGTCACAGAAGGGCTCCTTACGGACGCCCGACTGGCATACCCGGCATTGAAGGAAAGTTTTTCTAAAGATTTAGAAAGACTCCGCCTTTATTGTCAAAGTCGGGGTCGTGGGTTGTTCACCCTCGATCTCCCTTCCCTTGAATCCTTGCTCTTGCGAGGTTTGGAGGAGGGACGACTTGTCCTCGAAGGACCGCTTTCTTCTGCGGTCTCTAAGAGGATCCAGGTGCCACGGCTTTACGCGGGACTCTGGATTCGTGTCTTTGACAAAGATGCTTGTTTAAAGCATGAGGTAGATGTCACTGCTCTAGCTTTTCTCCGACAGCTTTTAGTTATCGGAAAGAAATTAGAGGTGGGATGCTCTTTCGACCGTAAACAATTAGTCGTAGGAGCTTACCATGACATCGAACGCGTTCTACGGGAACCAACCCTTGGTTGGCATTCCGATGAACTCGGCATCGAACAAGTTTCTTCAAGAGGAACATCCATCAACAGTAATGCAGATGGATCGCCTCGAGGAGAGGACCTATACGATCGAGCTTGCGATATTAGCAGTCTCGATCACGGTGATAGTAGTCTTCTTCTTAGTCCTTCGTCTAACGATGAGGAACTAAGGGTTGACACTACCTCCGAGGTTTCGATGCGTGCTTGGAACTCCCGTTGCAGTTTGTTGCATCTTGCACAAGCTGTTGACGGTACCAGTGTTAAGAGTTTACCTCTATTCAGATCCAAAAGAACTGATGGAGAGGTTTATCAGAACACGGTTGACCAAGCACTCCTCAATAAAGTCCAAAAGGTTGCGGACTTTATTTCTCATAGCCTCGGTACCTATGATCCTCTTCAATATTCGATTGAAGTGGAACAAGAAACCGGAGCTATAGGCTTTAAACATGGACCTGGTGCAGTTGCGGAACGGTTAAAGAATTGGGAGAAATCCCAATTTCCATACTGGCCGCACAAGCTTGACAATGCCTTTCCCTTCGATCACTGCGCTAAAAACGCTAATGATCCTAGGGATCGTCCTCTCAATCATGAGGTGGCGAGTCGTCTAATTTCGGTGCCTAAGACCTCTAAAGGTCCTAGACTCATTGCGGCTGAACCGACATCACATCAGTGGTGTCAGCAGCTTACATGGAGATTTCTCGAACATGCTATGAGAAAGTCCTTCGGGACTAGTTTCATAGATTTTCGAGATCAATCGAAATCAGCCGATATGGTACTGTCAGCTTCCCGAGATAGGAAACTAGCGACCGTCGATTTATCGGACGCCAGTGACCGTCTTACGTGTTGGACCGTGGAGCGTATATTTAGAAGTAATCCTTCTATCTTATTTGCTCTGCACGCCGCACGTACGAGGTATCTTCGTGACGAAATTCATGAAGATAAGGGCTTTTTAAAACTTAAAAAGTTCGCCTCGCAGGGTA